ATCACGTTCTATAGCGAACATTAAACCTTTGAATTTTTCAACTGACCAACGACCATTTGAGTCGGTGTCGAGATCGAAAATACCAGCAGTTGTCGTATTAACCTGAGCACCAGCAACAGCAGTGATATACAGGGAACGAACAACTTCACGGTTAATTTCTGCAAGAATTTCAGAAGACAAAATGTTTGCCAATTCTGTTTCTGCGTCAAGACCATGAATTGCTTTAAGGTCTTGAGCAAGTTCCATTGTGTACTCAGCTTTTAGAGCACGTGAAACAGCAGTAACCGTTGATTTTTCGATTGAGAACGCCATCTCAGCGAAAGCGTTAGTTGCACTGTCACCCAATGCTTCGGCCTGAGCCGTAGTCATACCTGTTGCAGAAACGTATGTTCCAGCAGAAGGACTGTCGTTAAGAACAGCAGGGTTAGTTTCAGTTGCACCAACATCGCCACCACCGATTGTACCAGCAGCGTTCTGGTTAGAAATGTCAGGCATTGACTCGTCAACGAGAGCCTCTGCACCGTCTTGTGAAGTAAATGTGGAACGCATAGCAAAGATAAGACCAGTAGGCCCTGTCATTGGTTGCACACCGCATACGTCATAAGCAATGAGGTTAGGCATTGCACGGCGAACGAGAGAGATCAAAATTGGATCCCACATGTCCATTTGTCCACCATTTGTGGAGTTAGTAGGAGCAGCTTCTGTAAGGAAGTTCTTGTCCTCTTTTAAAGCAGCTTCTTGGTTTTCCAAGATGAGAGTGGTAACTGCCCGCTTATAAGAATCCTCAATCTTAGGAAGATCAGGGTGTTCTAGGACTGGCTGCCACTTTTCTTGTAGATGTTCTGTCTGAAACATTTAGTTTCTCCTTTATTATTTACATCCGTTTTTCATATTATTATTGGGCACGTGCTTTGTTACGACTGATTGCCGACATGTACGATTTCATCGTATCAGTCGTTTCAATGTCCTGTGCGGTGCCACCATCTTCATCATCTAATGCTGTTCCTTCATCAGACTGACTAACTCTTGGAAAATAACTTTCCTTGAGTGTGTTAAGTTTTTCTTTGAAGGACTCTTCATCGGAAAACTCAACGTCCTGTACTAATGTGCGAAACTTTTCAACTTCTGTGTCAGCTAAATCTTCGGAAACGTCAGAAATAGCCGATTCCCGAACCAAAACATCCTTAACTTCTTTAGATTCGATATTCTTTTGAATCTCTTCGTTAAGTTTTTCTTCTAGTTCAGTAATCTTTTCAGATTGTGCCTCAAGTACATCGTACTTTTCATCAGGCACATCAATATAATGGTCTTCAAACAACTGTTTCAGCCCAGAGATGAAGTCTTCTGCAATCTCGCCTTTAAGTCCACGTTCAATTGCCAACTCGTTCTCTTTTGTCCATTCGTCTACTACGTAATTAAGATAGTTGTCAACCTTTTCTGTCAACTCTTCTTTGACAGTTTCTAGGTTTTCAGCGGCCTCGACCTTGAGTTCATCATCAATACGAGTGATTTCCTCACGAGTCCGTGATTTTACTGCAGCTTCAAATATTGTTGAAGCTTTTTCCTTGAATTCCTCAGAAAGTTCTTCACCTTCTACGAGGGCATCAACGTCTTCTTTAACATTGATCGATTTAATTTTCTCTTCGATCTCTGCTTTTTCAGCTTGCAACTTCTCAAGAGCTTCTTCGGTTTCTGCATTTTCTGCTTCTTCCAATTTCGCAGCGTGAGCAGTCAACATTTCTTCAATGTCAGCCTTTTTCATTTTTGCGATATTCTCAAGATGTTGAGCTTTTGTGAGTTTCTTGTTCTCTACAAGCTCATCGCCGTCATGTTCAACTTCATCACCAGCAGCGAGTTTTTTCTTCTCGCCGGGCAATGCTTCTCCAGAACTTCCTTGTTTCACTTTAGGTTCTCCTTTTGCCTGGCGTTCGATGTCTTTATCGTTCGCTGGTTTAGCCTGAGCACTTGCGGCTTTACCAATTGCCATATCGGGCTCGTTATTGGGAGCAGATGCTTCTTTTCCAGAACCGTCTGCAGCGACAGATGCTTTAGCACCTTTACTATTTTTCTTCATAGGCCCGCCGTCTGTTGTTTCTCCAGAAGCAGCATCACCTGTATTTGCACCGTGTTTCTGGCCGCCAACGTCTGCACGTTCGCCAGGTACGGATTCTGCTTTGTCAGCGCCTGCAACATTTGGGGCAGGGTCACTGGCTTTGCCAACACTGTCTCCAGCGTTGTTGGAGCCCAGGCCTAAGTCCTTTTTGGCACCACTTGTACCATCATCCAAAGGCTTTTCAGAAGCTTCTTCAAGTTCTGCAAGAACTTCCGCTTCTAGCTCCTCTATTGTTTTATCTAATTCGGACATAGGGTATCTCCTTTGCTATCCTGTAATATTTATTTATAAATTACAACCTTTTAAGAAATTTTGCGAACGCTAAAGCCTTCCGCTTTTCGTCCATTCTTACTTGTTTCACATCAAATTCTTTCTGCATTTGAACCAATTCTGACTCAACTAGTGCGCCATTGTTCCAAACCCACTCTTTACCTTCCATTATTCCCTCTACAAACGCATTAGGCGCAGAAGGATCAGCAACGATATCCGCAGCTGTAGCAAGATAAAAATCATCTTTTACATAGTTAGTTCCACCTCTGGATTCCAAACTACCCATGCCTCTTGAAGAAACACCTAGTTTGGCACCCTCGTCCATTAGATTTTTTACGATTTCTCCCATTGGTGTGGACATAATCTTTGCCTCGCCAATGAAATTTTTCCCATCAGGATATAAATCTGTAATCATGTGGGAAACTCTCTCAAGATTAACAGTTGGCCCGTCTGGATGACCCAGTTCGCCAAATGCACGTTTCTCTTGAATAAAATTTTTATTGTATTTTGCAACCTCTTTTGCAAGAATTGGTTGGGGATATACACGGCCGTTGCGATTTTTTACATCAGATTGCATGAAAACACCCCTAATTTTATAGGATTTGTTTCCAGAACCTTCCACAAGTTCCTCTGTGATAAATTCTACCTCTGATAGTTCTTCAGCAATTAACCGCATAGTTCTTTCCTTACGTTATATTATCAAAACCTGATACTTTACGACATTTAAGGATAATTGTTCCAACGCAAGCCGCATCATTTTCAAAGTAAATATCACCATCTATACCAGTTCCAGCATTATTTGGAATAGATACACCAGACTGAGCGCTAGCATTATAGTTACCACTACCATTCAAAGATAGAGCAACTACGTTAGTCGTTGCGTTCCATTCGATATCTGTGTGTGAGCTTACAGACCAGAAACAAGAAACAATGGATACTCTAGGGTCTGTCGCAGCGCCCGCAAGTTCTGAAACGTCAACAACTTTTGTTGCCGTACCATTTGTACCAGTAATTGTGGTCTTGGTGACAACCTCAAAATCGGAGTCTCTTATTGTTTGTGTCGTATACGCCATTTTATACCCCTATATTGATAACATCTCTCGTTCAAAGTATTTAGTCAGTTCTTTTTCACGAACTTTATACTTTTTTGACACATCGGACATAGTTTTTTCAAAGCTATTTAGGAAATCAGAAGGCTTAGAGTCTAATTTACTGAATATAGCGTCCACAGCACCCTTCATCTTCGGAGATAACTTCTTATACTCCTTTGATTTACGGTGTTCATCTCTCTCTACGACTGTAGATTCATGAATCTCTTCAAACCGAATCATCTTCCTCAACCTTTACTGTAGAAACAATGTCTTTAGATATTTCTTTACGTTTAATTTCTAACGCATCTCCCACTTTATTAGAAATAGCGGAATTAAATGCATCTTGAGCAGCTACATTGTCACCAGTGACAATTGCATCAATCATTTCTTTACTCATTTTTTCTTTCCTTTCACGGTCATACTTTTATCAAATTCGTCCTCTGTGGGCTCTGGTTCCTCTGGTGGTGCTTCCTCTGGCGGTTGCATATCCTCTGGTGGAATACCAACTGCAAGGCCAACTCTATCTTTAGCAGACATTGTAGGATCGAGAGGCATACCCATAGGATCACTTGGTAATCTCTGAATACCATCGCCACCTTGTGGTATAACGATACCACCATCCATCGGATCACGTTCAGCCTCAGTTTTGATCTCATCACGTATTTGTTCAATCTCAGCGTCTGTCATGCGTAAGACTTTCTTTAAAACGTACTCTTTACTGAAGAATGTACCAATATAAGGTTCAATAGTACCTAACTGATTAAGACGATCTTCTAGTAATTCTGCATCCTTTAAGGCCGCAAAGTGACCATCTTCAATAAAATCAAACTGAATATGTTCTTGCATCACTGGCCAATCATCTGGGCCAATTACTCCTTTGAGGAGTAAGTTAGTCCTGAGAATGTCAGTGAATAAGGGAGTGAACTTTTTCCGAATCCGTTGTACAAATTTAGTGAATTTAAGTTCATCTCTTGTAATTTCTGTAGATCGGCCGAGTGTAAATCCTTGTTCAGATTCAAGTCGTGAAGCCGGCACGTTAAGTGAACGGTATAATTTTTTCTGGAAGTATTGTATATCATCGATTTCTCCTAGATTAGAACCGCCAGGCAATGTCGTAATTTCTGTTCCTCTACCACCTTCTCTTCGTGGCAACCAGAAGTCCTCTAACATTGACATATGATTTCGGTCATCTCGTATCTCACCAGTGTTTGCATCATACACCAGTTTATTACGATAACGATTCATCACATCTTTGAGATATTGTTCTGCCTTTATCTTAGGAAGATTACCAACATCAATATAAAATATACGGCGCTCAGGAGCCCTAGATATACGGTAAATGACAAGCGCATCTTCAATCATTCTCAGTTGATTTACTGGTTTGATTGCCTTGTGTAGATAAGACAAAACCCTGCCACTATTACCATCAACCAAACCAGATGGAACATAAGTTATAGCATCAGGCGCAATCTTAATTCCCTGAGAACCAGCTCCAGAGCCAGCTGACATAAGACCTTTTTCATTGTAGATGAAATACTCATCTATCTTTTTGATCATCTCTACGCCAGTCTTAGGGTCTTTATCTTTCTGTATCTCTCTAACTTTCTTAATCTTTGTGGGATCAACAAATCGTAGTTCTGTAATTCCTTTACGAGTATCTTTCTCATCAATAATTTTGTGATAGTAGACACGACCATCAACATACCAACGGCGAAAAATATCGTGTCCCTTGGCCTCAAAGTCAAGGAGTCGTAATATTTCTTCAAATTCTTTTCTAACTTTGCGTTTGATTTTATCCGAATACGGAAAACGATCAAGGTCAAGCGCAATCGCCTGATCCTTTTGGTTTGCAACGATACCTTCATTTACTATATCTTCAATAGCAGCGTCACACTCTGATTGTGTTGATATGTCACGATAGCGCCGAATTAAATCTAATTCAGTTTTCTCTCGACCATCTGTGTCTAGTATTTGTCCGAAAAAACCACCACCGGCAACGTCTTGTGTGCCGTCATCAGGAGTAGGGGTCGAGAACGATGTTCCCGCCCCTTGATCCTTTTTAGATCGTTCTATTCGGAATCCGAAAAGTTCAGCCATAATATCTCCTACTACTGACTATTTAGTAGGTTTGTAATTAGAAGTTAACTGATGAAGCTTCAAAATGTTGATATCTCCAAGTAACCTCAAATTCTTCAATTGCGTCTGCGGCTTCTGAAGTTAATTCTATATTACTAACTGTTGTTGGCCATGCGCTTCTAAAAATGTAACTCTTCAAAATGGTATCGTCACGATCAAGTTGTTCAACTGTCAAATCTGTCTGATAATCAGCTGGTGCAATAACACCAGTATTATCAGCAGCATCATTGATACCATTTGTCCACCTTTCCATGGCGTTACGGATCATAAAGTCCGTATCGTTCATGAACATGGTAGTCCAAGTTTCTGGTTCAGGCCTGTCACCAGCAATGTAGATACTTCTGCCTCTGAACGGAACAGCAATTTCACCTATATTTGTAGCTGGTAAATTAGAACTCCTAACCAAAAATGATGCCCTACGAACATCTAGTCCGATTGCAATACCCGGCGGAGGCGTAATAGTAACCCGAAATTGGTTAGCACGAGCGCCACCACCGATTAAGTTTGCTTTGAAATCATCGATCATTGCCATGATTAACCTCCTACCTCGCTAAACGATACGCCTGTGCGAACCGCTATAAAGTTTAGGGTAATGAAGTTGATAGACCGAGCAGGTTTGATGTAAATGTCACCAATAAACTCGTTTCGGTCAATGACTTCGCCTGTATTATTTGTACTATCTGCGACCACCTTAAAGTCAAAGATACCACGGCGACCTTGAACGTCCCTCAAGAAAGGCTCTACCAAGTTACGGAACTGTGCCCTTGTGAATTCATCGTTGAACTCAAAGAGTTGGAACTTAGCTGCAGTAGCGATTGCCTTCTCAAGAACCAAGAACAATCTACGCACGTTAATACGGTCAAATGCACTAGGTTTGGCAAGAGCAGTTTTATCTCCAAAGAGAACCACGCCTTGGCCAGGGAAGTTAACTACAGGATTAACCCTTGCACGATAGAGAATGTCTCGTTGTGCCTGATTAGGATTAAATGCCAGTTTGATTGCACCTCGCACGTTACCACGATTATAACCAGCTGGAGAGAACCAAGGATCAGCAACTGTATCCGTATTGGCACAAAGACCAGCAGTATCACCATTAAGAGGTACGTAGCGATATAAGTCATTGTACTTATCATACATGTACTTGTACCCACTATCGTATACCACATAAGACGATGAAGGTAATGTGTCGAAAGCGGCTTTTACATTTTCAACTGCAACAACTGGATCAGTTACGTTAACAACGTCTGACCTTGCAGGCGAAATAAATGCAACACAATCTTTACGGAGTTCAACCAAATCGGTCAACATAGTACCGTGTGTGTCGAAAGCATCACCACTTGTTCCAGATGCATCAGATACACCAGAACTTGGCCCACCAAGAACAAGGTTGATATCCAAAGATTCTGTGTCAGAAAATTTGTCATATCCAATTTCCAGTTCACCAGCAGTTACAGAATAATCATCTGTGCCACCAGTAAGACCATCGTATGTTGGAGCATTAACAGCGGTGTAAGAACCACCAGAAGAAGGCCCATCCTGTACGATATAACTACCAGCGTTACTAGAAGAACCATCAGTACCATCTAAGATGATGCTGTCGCCCTCGTTTGAGCCAGTAGAGTCTGTACCGTTTAAATCGATCTTGTTAGAAGCAACTAGGTCTGTGCCCCAGTTTGTTCCAGCACCAAGATGATCCATCCAGTAAATAAAACTAGACTGAATATTAACTACGTTTCTGTAATAGTTTGTAGAACCTTGAGCAGTTTTTGCATTTGGGTTCTTTGAAACCCTTTCATATGTTTCAATGACAGAAAGAGTTCTTTGACTTGCAACACTATTTGCAAAACCAGTGATCTCACCAGTGGTGTCTGCAACAACGATATGCATTTCGTCAGCAGTACCCTTACCATTTTCAGTTGACCAAGCAGTTGTGCCTGGGCCACTCTCAAATAGATCGTAATACTTCCAACGTCTGCGAATGTAAGAGTCTGTCGCCAAATCACCGTTTAGTCCACCACTATTCGGATCGTCTAACTTACGAATAGTAATGTTGTTATTTGCGGTGTCTCTCGCTGTGACTTCGTATTCAATACCAACATGGTTTGTTGCGAATGTACCAAAACCACTATCTGTGAAGAATGATACAATGTCACCGACATTGATTTCATTATCAGCAAGGTCAACATCGTCAACCGTAACTGATGTGGCACCGCTTGAAGCCGCACCATTTACTTGGTTTGCACCAGTAATATTTTGTTCGTAGGCGGTAGCAGTTGCACAAATTGATACTTCTAACGCATTACCCCAAGAACCAGCAGTTCGTGCGGCCCATGGCCCAACACTTCCCTGCCCGTCTTCAAAACTCCCTTCGTAGTGTTCTAAACTACGAATTAGAAGGCCTGTTTCGGAACATGCGTTCAAAACACCCGATTCAGCCCTTACAACTCTAAGAGAGTTAGTATACTGCAAGAAGTTTGCAGCAGTAAACCACCACTCATAGTTTGAGTTGTTAGGCTTACCGAAAATACGTACAAGGTCTTCTTCAGAACCTATTGTAGTAACTTCGGACACGGGCCCTTTTTGAAATGGCCCTGCAATTGCGCCAATAGACGTTGCAACAGCAGGAACAACATTCGTAAGATCAATTTCTTTTACCTGTACGCCAGGAGAAACTAAAAATCCCATTTCTTTACTCCCTTTAGCTAAAGAGTTATTGTTCAGAATTATTTATAATTTTTACCTTCTTAACTCATGTTTTTAGATGCCTTATAACATATAAATAAAAACATGGGAAATGAACATTACGAAAAGTACAAAGACACTATAAAGAAAGTGGCCAGACGCAATTATCGTAAACGAATTGTGTTACTTAACGAATGGCTCAATGACAAATCTTGTATACATTGCGGCGAGAGTGAAACCGTTTGTCTAAAATTCTACCCCCACGACTCAGATATTAGAAAAATAACAAAAAGAGTTGGTGTTAATCCAGAAAGTAGACAAGAAATATTTCATCTTATAAGCAAATCTCAAATTCTTTGTTCAAATTGTTGGATAAAATTAGATAATGATCTAATTGAGTTGATTTAGTTGTATATATATGATTATAGTGATTTGAAACTACTTACATATAAAGGAGTATAGTATGAAATATGTAATCACGGCAGCTGCCGTAGTCTTTTCTTTAGCGGTATCGTCTGCTAATGCTCAGACATTTGGTATTGGTTTAGACCACGAACAAAAACATGGTGGTAATGGTATTTCGGGATCAACTACCGATTATCTAGAAGCCTTTGCGGCTCATAAATTTGATTTTCTCTACGATGTTAAAGTCAGATTTCTTCATCGACAAAATTTAGATTCACAAACCACCGATTTTAATGATCTAAAAATATCTCGTTCTTTCAAACTACCAGTGGATAAGTTCTCTGGAATTTCTCTTGTACCTAGTATCTCTAGACGATGGTGTGAAGAAAGTGGTAGTTGCGGTAAAGGCGACAAGTCCAAAACAAATCTTAAACTACAATTAGTCTATAAAATTAAATAGGAGTGATTATGAAATATATTATTGCGGCGTTATCAGCGGCCATTTTGTTGGTCATTGCTGTTTCTACTGTACATGCAGAAACTTTGGTTCTTGGTACGACAAAAGGTAGTGCAAACTATCAAACTGGTCTTGCCCTCTCAAAGGCT